TTTGGATCCAAATGATCCTATGACTTATGAGACTACTGCCCATTTCCCACAACCTCTTCCACTAGACAAATTAATTGTTCTTAATGAAATTCAGACCAAGATGGCATTAGGGGTAGAAAGCCGAAAAGGTGCTCTACGCATGCTTGGTGAGGAATTCCCAGATGAGAAGCTTGACGAAATTAGGACAGAACTTATAGATGATGCCAAATCTGATGGCGCACTCAACCTGATTAAGTCTCAAATAAATTCTGCAATAGCGTCCTTAACAGGACTATTGCCACAAAATCAAGGCGTAGAACCAGCTCCAGGAACAGATGTTGGGGCAGGAGTAGGTCCAGGTCCTTCAGGACAACCTGGAATAGTTACGCCTTTTGAAGCTGCGACTATTCAGCAGCTGTCCACAGATTTGGTTACCAAAGCATATGGAACCAAGATCCCACAGCGTAGAGGTACTTCTCCGGAAGACTCTAAGTTTGGGGATAACTAAGTTTAGGCTGACAAATAACCATTTATTTGCAAGCCTATTCCCAAATAAATCCGCAGGTCATCGTGGCATTAATTCGGACAACGACCTCCAAAACCTAAGGAATACATTATGTCAGAAGCAACTAATATTGTTGATTCGCCTGAAGCCCAGGAAGCGTTTTTCCAGGATGTTCCGGCAACGACAGATACTCTAGTAACACCCGTTCAAACGCAGACTCCTAGTAAGTCTTACACTGAAGAGGATCTAAAAAAAGTGCGTGAGCAAGAAAAATCTAAGCTCTATCCACAAATTGATTCTCTTAAAGAAGAACTTACCGTTCTGAAGAAGGAGCGCGAAGAACGTCTCGCAGAAGCTGAGAGGCTTCGTGCAGAACAAGAAGCTGAAGCTCGTAAGAAAGCTGAAGCTGAAATGGACGTCCGCCAACTTTTGGAAACAAAAGAGAAAGAATGGGCGGCACAACTCGAGGCAGAACGCCTTGAAAGGGAAAAAGCTTTCACCCTATTAGAACGTGAACGTCAGTTCGCTGAACTAAGCGAATATCGTTCTAAGCGTCTAAGTGATGAGCGTGAAAACATAATTCCAGAGTTGCTAGATCTCATCACAGGAAATAATAAAGAAGAGATAGAGCAGAGTATCGCAGGATTAAAGGAACGTTCTTCGCGTATCCTTGAGTCCGCACAGCAGGCTATGCAGTCTGCTCGTCGTGAAATGACAGGTAGCCGGGTAACCGCGCCACCGTCCGGACCCCTGGACACCAATTCGGACCAATCACAGTTTACAGCGGAGCAAATAGCCGCTATGTCGGTTACCGAATACGCAAAATATCGCGGGAAGTTGCTGGGAACAGCAGCGTCAGAACGCGGTAAGGGAATCTTCGGGTAGTTTAAGTTAACTTAATTAATTAAATACTAAGGAGTAAGACCGACATGGCATCAGCCCTAACAGGTACCGGCAATTTAGCTGCCGCACCTACAGCGTATTCTGGTTCTAATAGCCAGCTCACGCAAGCAATCCAAACGATCTGGTCAAAAGAAATTCTTTTCCAGTCGATGCCAATTCTTCGCTTCGAGCAGTTCGCTGTTAAGAAGACAGAACTTGGCGTTGCACCAGGTCTCCAAATCAACTTCATGCGTTACAACAACCTCGGCTTTGCTTCGGCACTTGTCGAAGGTGTTCGTATGGAAACCAAAGCACTAACCGCACAGCAATTTTCAATTACTGTTGCTGAGCACGGTTATGCTATTGCAGTTTCTGAACTTCTTTTGAACGCATCATTCGATGACGTAATGGCATCAGCCTCACGTCTTCTTGGCCGTAACATGGCCCTCTATCTTGATGGTCAGGCTCGTGACACACTCATGGCAGCATCATCCGTAATCTACGGTTATGATCGCACAGGTCTATCAGGAACAAACGCTTGGTACGATGCAGGTACTGCAGGTACTACCCGCGCTTCGTTGACTGGTAACTTCCACCTTACAACTGGTGTTGTAAAGGATGCTGTTGAGACACTAGCAACCAAGAACATTCCACGGTTAGGTGAAACCTACGTGGCATTCGTTCACCCACACCAGAGCCGTCGTCTTCGTGATCTTCCAGAATTCATCGAAGTAACTAAGTACGCAGCTCCAGGTAACTTCATGCTTGGTGAAATCGGACGTCTTTATGACTGCGTCTTCATTGAGACCACACAAATCCAGAAAGTAACAAACGGTGCAGGTTCTGGTTATACCACTGACACTGCAGTTGCTCCTGGAAGCATTGTTTACCCAACTGGTGGAGGCTATACCTCTCCAGTTACAAAGACCGGTAACGGTAACAAGGACCGCTACACAGCGATCTTTATTGGTGACAATGCATTTGGTCACGCTATCTCTCTTCCAGTCGAACTCCGCGATGGCGGTATTCTTGACTTCGGTCGTGAGCATGCGCTTGCTTGGTACGCTATTTACGGTCTCGGTCTAATTACTGACCAGTCTGTAGTCTTGGCAGAAACCAACTAGTTTAAATCCTGTTGGGGGTGGGCCCTCCTGCCCCCAACACAAACATATTGGAGAACAATAATCGTGGCAAAAGCAAAAGTAACAGACGTCACAGGACGTCAAAGAGAAGAATTGCTAAAGGCAAACGCTGAAGCAATTGCTAAGCGTTCTGAAGAAATGTCAATTGCTAGCGCAGTTGAAGCAGATCGTTTAGAAAACGAAGTAGTAGATCTAACAGTTCCAGGCGCCGCTACAGTAATAGATGAAGTCGAAAGCGTTGGTGTTACCACCGCAGACGAATCTACAGTAGTGCGAGTGGCAGAAGATTTGGACTTTGTAACGATTGGTGTGGGTAATCATTACTCATTTAAAGCTGGTCAGAAGTACAAAGTTTCAAAGCAAGTAGCTGAACATCTAAAAGAAAAAGGTTACTTGTACGAGAGGCTCTAAGCCTTTTGATAGCTCACTCCAGCAAGCGCCCTCCTGTTGGAGTGAGCTTTTTATTTAGTATGACCGGAGGATTCTGTGGCCACCCTTGCAGCACTTTCTAACAGATTACGTGCCGAAATCGGGGATATGGGTAGGACCTTCGTAGAGTCCTTTGAAGGTGACGGGGAAACCAAAAGATTTCAATTAACTAACGCCCCTGTTCTAGGATCTTCCTTAACTGTAAAAGTAGGCAACACTGTAGTCTCTAACAGCACAGTTGTTGAAGAAGTTTTTGGAATGATAGAACTTGCTACACCTCCCGCTGACGGAATTGAAGTCACAATCACAGGAACATTTTTTAAATATTTTACAAGAAGTGAAATAGAAGAGTACATAAATACTGCGTTTATAGAACACGCATCAAATACTTTTGATTCTAATGGGGCAAAAGCAACCCTAACTACTCTACCTCAAATAGATGAGTACCCCCTTGTTTTGTTGGCATCAACAATGGCGCTTTTTACCCTAGCTACTGATGCTGCATTTGATATTGATATTATTTCTCCAGATGGTGTTTCGATCCCTCGTTCTGAACGTTATCGTCAACTTACTGAAATAATTCAGCAGCGTAAAGAACAATATAGAGAGCTTTGTACTCT